TCATATCTACGGTTATCTTGCAAAAAATTATTTCAAAATAAGTGTAGAGATTCAAGGTGGAACAAATAAGATTTCTGCTGGACATGTAGTTAAATTTTTTACTCCAAGCCAAGAAGATAAGATTTTAAATCCACAAAATCCTGCTCCTGCGGCAGATATTCTTCATTCTGGAAAATATATTGTGACAGATGTAACTCATGTTATATCAAACTCTAAGTATGTTAAAACATTAAATATGGCAAGGGCATCGATTCCTTTTGACATAAATCGAAATACAATTATCGATTCCGACATAGCAAATATCACAAAGGAAGTTTTTGGAGATAGACGAACATGAAATTAACACTCAAAGAATTTATACAGATGAAAGATTACGAGCAACTTGATGAAAAGTTGATTCTGTACAACAACGGTAAGAAATATGGACAAATTGTCTTTCTTGCTGGTGGTGCAGGATCAGGCAAAGGATTTGCACGAAAACAATTTATGGGTGCTGAATCTTTTAAAGTTCGGGACGTTGACGAATTAAAATCTCAATTTATGGAATTGAGTAGATTAGATAAATTCACAACAAAAGAACTTCTTGCAAAATATGGTAGAAAGTTACCAGACAAGTGGAAAAATGTGGCTCAAAAAATAATGATCGATCAAGGAATCAAGATCAGTAAATTTGATTTGAAAAATTCAGAGCATGTCGAATTACTTCATTTTCTGGTTAAAGCCACTGGTGCAAAAGAGAAAACTCTTGATTCAATGCTAAATGGAGCAAAGATAGGAAAGTTGCCTAACATTCTTTTTGACATCACATTTAAAGATTTAGACGAATTTAATCGTGTGGTGCCAGATTTGCTTAGAGTTGGATACGAGCCACGAAACATTCATTTAACTTGGGTTCTCACAGATTACAAAGTTGCAATTGAAAATAATAAGAACAGATCGAGAACTGTTGCTGATGACATTCTTCTTCAAACACATCAGGGTGCCGCACGAACTGTATATGCTCTAGTTAAAGATGGTACTCCACCAGAAATTAATGGTCGTGTAGATGTCATTCTAAATAATAAAGAAAATACAATTGCGTTCAAAAATCCAGACGGATCAACGATCAAACGGGTAGGTCGTTATGAAGGAGAAAAGCCTGAAATGATTGTGAAAGATTTTACATATCTCAATCTAAAAGTACCTGGTAAACCAGCAAAGAAAGAGATTGAAATTAAGAAACAACTTCTCACATGGATTCGTGACAATACACCAGAAGGATCATTAGACACTTCAGAATTGGATAAGATGTGACAAGCAAAAGAACAAAAATACTTAAGAGTTTACTCAAAGGTGGTCCACTTACACAAGAAGAGTGGGAAGAAGAAGTTTATGGTCCTGAAGAGATTGATGAGACCCTTAAAATGGTCGATGGTAAATGGGCTATCGTATCAAAGAAGACTGGTCGTCCTTTAGTTTATTATAAAGGTGAAGGCAAGCCATCAGATGAGTGGTTTGCAAAACAAGAAAGACGTATTCAGTATTTCAAACACAAGGGTGGATAATGCATAATTTTTTAGGACATGACGGTTTTGTCTGGTGGATAGGACAAGTGGTAAGTATTGACGACCCTTTGACTTTGGGTCGATGCCGTGTTCGCATTTTTGGCTATCACGGAGAAGAAAGAGACATTCCTGACGATGACTTGCCATGGGCAGTCTCAATTCATCCAGTCAATACACCAAATCTATACGGCACACCAAGAGTTGGTGATTTCGTTTTTGGTTTCTTTTTAGACGCACTTGCCGCACAAGAACCAGCAATGCTTGGTTACTTCCCATACTCACCAGAGACAGGAACTAAAAGTTTCTCTTCAGTAACAGAAAAAGACTCTGTTGTTCTTGATGTTAACGGAGCAAAGATAGCCATTGATTCAAACGGAAATGTAACAATTTCAGCAAAAGGAACTCTTACACTCAAAGATTCTACAAATACTTACACTTTGGGTGGTATCAAATCTGGTCTAGATGCTGGATTAGTCAATCCACCACCAGCAGAATAATTTTTTAAGGAGAATACTATGACAAATCATGAAAATCTACTCAATCTTTTCGACACATACGTTGCTGAGAACGATAAGTTCGAAAACAAAGGCGTAAAAGCCGCTGGGACAAGAGCAAGAAAAGCACTCGCTGAAATCGCAAAACTCACAAAAGAACGTAGAAAAGAGATTCAAGAGGCAAAAACAGAAGATAAATAAACCATGGCTATCACGTTCTACAAAGACCTATCTCTAGATTTTACACCTCATCCTGTGAGTGGAGATGTTCGTCCAATCACGGATGAAGTTGCAATCAAACGAGCATTAACAAATTTAATCTTGACTCCTAGAGGTTCAAAACCATTTCGTCCTGATTATGGTAGTGATGTAGACAAATTTCTCTTTCGAAATCCAGACAAATTTACAAAAAACGATTTGCTTAGAAGTTTGAAAGATACTATAGATCGCTACGAATCACGAATAAACCTAATTAATATTGACGCTGATTTTGATGATTATGGTATCAAATTGAACATAAAATACAGAATCAATAATATGATGTCACAATCTAATTTAGCACTTACTGTTAAAAGGACTGCGTAATGGCAGAGAATAGAAATTTAAAAGTTGATGAACTCAACTTTGATTTAATTAAGGCAAATTTTAGAAGTTTTCTTCAATCACAAGATCAGTTCAGAGATTATAACTTTGAAGGATCTGGTCTTACTGCACTTCTAGATATTCTTGCATATAATACATACTACAATTCTTTCTATTTAAATATGGCTTCTGCTGAAGCATTTTTGTCTACTGCCCAAAAAAGAAACTCAGTTGTAGCATTAGCAAAGTCTTTGAACTATACACCAAGATCAGTTTCTTCAGCAAGAATTACAGGAACTGCGACTCTCACAGTCACAGGTTCACCAACATCAGTTACAATTCCTCAGTATACAGAATTTAGTGGCACAATAGACGGAACAACATATAAGTTTTTAACAACTGAAGCGGCAGTCATATCTCCTGATTCTGGAGTTTATAGCGGAACAATTTCACTTGTTGAAGGAACAGTCATTACAAGACGCTATACTGTTTCTGCTTTAGATACAGATCAGAGATTTTTAATCCCAAATTTAAATGCGGATACCTCAACATTGAGTGTTACTGTTTTAAATTCGTCATCAGATAGTACAACAAGAACATTTACTAAGGTAAGTAATCTTGTTGAAGTTGATGCTACTGATCAGGTTTTCTTTCTAGAAGAAGTTGAAGACGGTCAATTTGAAGTTAAGTTTGGTGATGATACTTTTGGTATAGCCCTTGATGCTGGAAACATTGTTGTTCTAGAATACATTGCATCAAGTGGTCCAGACGCAAATGATATTCAAGTACTTACATATAATGATTCAATTTCTGGTGTGACTACAATCACATTTACTGCGGCAGATCCTGCTTCAGGTGGTGCCATCAGAGAATCAATTACTTCAATTCGATTTAATGCTCCAAAAGCATATGAATCACAAAATCGTGTAGTGACGGCAGAAGACTATCGTGCATTACTTCTTCAGCAAAGTTCAGTTGATTCTGTTACTGTTTGGGGTGGAGAAGATAATGATCCGCCAGAATATGGAAAAGTATTTGTTGCAATTAAACCTGTCGTAGGGACTGCTTTAAGTGCTACAGAAAAAGCAAATCTAATTAATACTGTAATTAAACCAAAGAAAATTCTGACTGTATCAACTGAAATTGTTGACCCAGAATTTCTTTATCTCTTAATTGATTCTACAGTTAAATACAATTCAGATAATACTTCATTAACTGGTGCAGAATTAAAATCTTTAGTAACTACAGTAATTCAAAACTTTAATGATACTGATATTGACGAATTTGAAAGATATTTTAGATATTCTAAACTTTCTAGATTAATTGACTTTGCTGATCGTTCTATTTTAAATAATATTCTCTCAGTTCGTATGAGAAGAGAGGTTGCTATTCAGTTAGGCATTTCAACGAGATATGAAATTAATTTCTCAAATGCAATTGACAATACAACAAATGGTCGACCTGCAACTCATCCATACGGGGCAGGAAATAAAGTCACATCAAACGCATTTACATATCTAGGTTTCACAAATTGTTTTCTTGAAGAGAACAATGGTATCATGCGTATCTATCGCACATTTGGTGCAAGTAATCTTGCGGTTGTTTCAAATGCAGGGACGCTTGATTATACTACAGGTAAGATTATTCTTACAAACTTTGCTCCAACCGCATTTGCAGACGGGAGTACTACACTCAAATTGACTGCATTTCCAGGAGAGAAAGATATTCTTCCATTAAGAAATCAAATTGTTCAAATTCGTGATGCAGATATTACAGTTACAATGTTGGATGATAAAACTATTAGTTTGGTAAACAGATAAATGGCTGAAGTTAACTTTCA